TCCCCCTCCGGGACGATGGCGACGACGAGGACAAGACCTTCCGCCTCGCGCACCACGAGAACATCCTGGCCCTGTTCGAGGACAACGACCGCAACACCTTCCCGGAAATCCGCGGCACGGCCTGGGCGTTCTACAACGCGATCACCCGGTACGTGGACTTCCACAAGCAACCCTTCGGCAACATGGAGAAAGTCGCGCCCATCGCCAACCGCGCCTCCTCCATCCTGTTCGGGGCGGACGCCAGCTTCAAGCGGCGCGCCCTGGACCTGACCTACGCCTCCGCTCTCTCAGCCTAAGCCGAAGGCAGCGGGGGAGGGAGCCCTCCTCCGCTGGAAGGCCCCCGGCAATTCCGCTGGGTCTGGTCCTAAGTCCAGAAGGAGAACCACCATGATCAACGGCATCGAAGTCACCGAGGTCAAAGTCAACCCCATCCCGAACCAGGCGCCAGACGCTCAGGTACGCGCCTTCGCGCGGGTCGTATTCAACGGCGCGCTGGTGGTCAACCACCTCCGGGTCGTCCGGGGCAAATTCGGCCCGTTCGTTTCCTGGCCATCCCACTTCGACAAGGCCGCGCAAAATGGCTTCCAGATGGTCCACCCCATCACCAAGGCCCTCCAGGAGGAGGTCGCGGTGAAGGTCCTGGCGGCATGGAGCGAGCTGGAGATGGCCCATGCGTAACCGAACCAGCAGCACCAGGCCGAACCTTTACGGCATGGGAATGGCCATCCTTTCCCAGTCCATTGACATGGGCAAACCGGCGGCTCAGGAACCTGAGCCGGCCGCGCCGACCTCTCCGGCGGTTCTCCCATTCTGCTTCGGCTGCGGGAAAAAGAAAACCCAACACGAGGAGGAGGGCCGGAAATACTGCTCCACCTGCTGGACATTCCGAAACGGCGGCCGGATGATACCAGTCGGAGGCCGGTCATGAGCCCTCCACTATGGCGTGCAGCGAACTTCTGCATACTCCACCGGGCCAGCGATCACGTCTTGATCATGGACCAAGGCCCATGGGACCAGCACCCCACCGTGACCAACGACGCCGAGGGCGTGGTCGCTCGGCTATTCCAGTTCGGCCACCTCAAGGCTGGGCAGCGGCTTTTCTACTACGACAGCGAGAACAGCCTGGATGAAATCGTGATCAAGGACAGGAAGTTCCACAGCTTCGCACCAGGACCATCAAAAGCTATTTTTGAGGACAACAAAAAAACCGCCTAAGTCATTGGCATATAAAGAGAAGGAGCGAAAAGACATGAACGACACAGCCATACGATGGACCGAGAAAACCTGGAACCCTTGGAGCGGCTGCACCAAGGTTTCCGCCGGCTGCCGGCATTGTTACGCCCTCACCCTGGCGGAAGCGAAGCGCGGCACCCCAGCATTCCCCAAAGGGTTCGACCTGACCATGCGCCCGCACAAGCTGCGCGAACCTTTCGCCGTCAAAATTCCGTCCCTGATTTTCGTTAACTCCATGTCGGACTTCTTCTTGGACCAGGTCACAGACCAGGACCGGGACCGCGCCCTTGACGTAATCGAGGCCACGCCACAGCACGAGTACCAGGTCTTGACCAAGCGCCCGGAAAATGCCCTCCGCTATTCCAGGCGCCGCCCCTTGCCTGGTAATTTTTGGATGGGGGTCTCCATCGAGAACCAGAGCACGGCTGGCCGCTTGGACGTCCTCAAGGAAATCGAGGCGGGGATCCTGTGGGTATCGGCGGAACCTCTCCTCGGCCCTCTCACCCTGGACCTATCCGGGGTCTCCTGGCTCATTACAGGCGGGGAATCCGGGGCTCACCTCATGGACCCAGCCATCCGGGAAAGCCGGTCCCTATGCACCTACAACGGCTACAAGTGGACGCCCAGGCCAGATCGCATTTCCTGGGTGCAGTCCATCCGGGACCAGTGCCTCGCCTTCGGCACGAAGTTCCTGCATAAGCAGTGGGGAGGCTATCGCCCGGATTCCGCCGGCCACCTCCTCGACGGCCGGAACTGGGACGAATACCCGCGCCTTCCCAGGAAACCGGAGCCAGCGTTTCACGTGGAACTTGAAGCGGCCGAAAATAGATTAATTTAAGGGCGCGGGAAAATCCCGAAACGGCATCGAGCCAGCGACGCCGCCCCCTGCTCGGGGAGGAGCGGCCGACCCTCGCGCCGGATAAATCCTCGCCCGAGTTCGGAGCCTTCGTGTCAAAGAAACCCGAGCCAGCTTACAGCCTCACCACGATCGACGACCTCCACCCCGACCCAGAGAACCCCCGCGAAATAACCCCCGAGGCTATGGCTGGCCTCCGGGAGTCCCTTGGCAGCTTTGGGGACATCTCCGGCCTGGTTTGGAATAGAAACACCGGCCAACTCGTTGCCGGGCATCAGCGCCTCCAGGCCCTCCGGGAGAAGTATGGCGCTGCGCTCCAGCTCGACCTCGGCACCGGCGTCGGGGCTACGCCGGTTCTTCGCGCCGGGCAAGACGGATTCCCGGTCCGGGTGGTTGCCTGGGACTTGAACCGGCAACACCTTGCCTCCTTGGCCGCGAACAACCCGCATATCGCCGGCGAGTTTTCAAAAGACCTGCAGCCAAAACTCTCCCGCCTCCTCGCAACTGAGGAGGCCGCCTTCAAGGCTTTGCGCCTGGACCGCCTCCAGGAAATCGACCAGGAGAAAGGCGCCGGGAACACAGCCCCGGACGACGTTCCGGAACTCCCGAAAAAAGCCACCGCAAAGAAGGGCGACGTCTACCACCTCGGCCGCCACCGTATTCTTTGCGGCGACGCCAAGGACGACAAGGCCATCGCGGCTCTGCTCGGCGACCAGAAGGCCCCCCTCCTCCTCACCGATCCGCCTTATTGCTCCGGGGGCTTCCAGGAAGCCGGCCGCGCCGCGGGAACCTTCGGCGACATCGCCGCCGACAACCTGAGCAGCCGCGGATATTCCGCCCTCATCCGCGCCGTCCTCCAGGCGTGCCGGCCCCAGGCCGCCTACATCTTCACCGACTGGAGAATGTGGACAACCCTTTTCGACCTGGTCGAAGCCTCCGGAATAGCGGCCAGGCAGATGATCGTATGGGATAAAGGAACCCCCGGCCTCGGCGGCCTTTGGCGGACCCAGCACGAGCTGATCATGTTCGCCACCCGAGGGACGAACCAACGCAAAAACGGCGAGGACGCCAGCGGCAACATCCTTAAGGCAGATCGTACCGGAAACAAGCTCCACTACACCGAGAAGCCTGTCGACCTCCTGATCCAGATTCTGAACAACGACGCCAAGTGCTCCCGGGGCTCCTGCTCCATCCTCGACCCTTTCCTCGGATCCGGAACCACCCTGATCGCCGCGGAGCAGACCGGTCGCACCTGCTTCGGCATTGAGTGCGAGCCCAAATTTATCGACGTCGTCGTCTCCCGCTGGGAATCCTTCACCGGAAAGAAGGCAGAGCTGCAACATGGCCGGAATTAAAGGCAAGAGCGGGCGCCAGCCGGAACTCACCAAAGCCCTGGCCGAAGCCATCGTCAAAGGTGTACGCGCCGGCCTCCCGGAAAGCCGGGCAGCAATGGCCGCCAACTATTCCCCGGCAGCAGTTTCTAAGTGGAAGTCGAGAGGCGTCAACGACTTAGACGCAGGGCGAACCACGGTTTTTTCCAAATTCGTGAACGACCTTATTGCAGCAGACACCGCCTTCGAGCAGGTCCGCCTGGCCAACATCCTCGCGGCCTCCAGAAACCCGCGCACCTGGCAGGCCTCCGCCTGGCTGCTGGAGCGCAAGTTCTCCCACTGGCGGAAACGCCTGGCCATCGGCGGGGACGAGAACGCGCCGCCCGTCCACACCGAGGACCGGACCCCGGACGCTATCCTCGCCCGTGGGCGTAAGCTGGCCAAAATGCTCCAGGATGCCGGCCACCCAGTCTGAACCGGCCGTCGACCTCGACGACCTGGAGGCCTTGGAAGAAACGGTCCGCGCCGGGGCCCGCGACGACCTCCTGCTGTTCACCCTTTACACCTACCAGGACCCGCGCGGCTACCGGGTCAACTGGCACCACAAGCTCCTGGCATCGTACCTGGAACGGTTTGCCCGCGGGGAAATTAAACGGCTGATCCTCGCCGCGCCTCCGCGCACCGGCAAGTCCGAGCTGGTCTCTCTCCGCATGCCGGCTTACATCCTCGGCCGTGAACCATCGGCCAAAATAATCGCCGCCAGCCATACCGACCTATTCGCTCGGAGCTGGAGCCGGAAGATCCAGCGGCTCATTACCACCCCGAACTTTCGGGCCTTGTTTCCTGAGACCCGCATCCAATCCCTCGTGGCCGGGAGCGAGCGGTGGGGCCAGGAGTGGAAGCAGACGGAGCGGCAGTTCGACCTTGTTGGGCATGGCGACAACTACCTGTGCCTCGGACGCGGTGGAGCGGCGGCCGGCGTCGGGGCGGATTACATCCTGGTGGACGACCCATACCGCAGCCGGAAGGACGCATCCTCGGCCCGGGTCCAGGACGACACATGGGAATGGTACAACGACGATCTCCGCACCCGCCTGGACGGTGACGGCGGTATTTGCATTATGGCCACCCGCTGGCATGAGCGAGACCTGACTGGTCTCCTCCTGGCCGAGGAAGCTGAGGACGAAACCGGAGAGAAGTGGGAAGTCCTGATCCTTCCCGCCATCGCTGATGGAGACCTGCACCCGCTGGACCCACGCAAGGACGGCGAGACGCTTTGGCCCTGGCGGTGGGGCGGACGCCGTGACGATATTTCCCAGGCGGAGCTGGAGCAGCGCGCAAGGAAAGTCCTGGAGGAGAGGCGCGCCCGTAACCCGTATGGGTTCGATTCCCTTTACCAGCAAACTCCGAAGCCGAAGAAAGGCGAGTTCTTCATGCCGGAGCGGATCGAAATAGTGGACAAGCCTCCAGCGGCCCGCCAAAAAACGGTCCGATATTGGGACAAGGCCGGCACCGAGGGCGGCGGGAAATACACCGCTGGCCTGAAAATGTCCCTGCTCAAGGACAAGAGCTACCTAATCGAAAACCTCACGCGCGGGCAGTGGTCCGCGTTCCGGAGGGAGGAGAACCTGAAAGCCATCGCACAGACAGACGGGAAAGCGATTACAATTATCATCGAGCAGGAGCCCGGATCGGGCGGCAAGGAATCCTTTGAAGCCTCGGCCAAAAACCTCGCCGGCTGGTCCGTGCGCAAAGATCCACCGACCGGCGACAAAGCCGTCCGCGCCGAACCTTTCAGCGCCCAGGTGGAGGCGCGCAACGTGAAGATGCTCCGCGGCGACTGGAACGAGGCCTACGTCAACGAGCTGCGCGCCTTTCGGGCATCTCCTCCCCACGGTGCCTTCACCGATCAGGTGGACGCCTCCAGCGGCGCCTTCAATCACCTCGCCAAGGGCTGGACCTATGGCGCCCTCGCGGAGATGTAAATGACCAACAAGGCGAATAAAACCGACATCCAGCAGCGCCGCGACGCGCGCGACATCAAGACCCGAGAGAACGCCTGGGCCAACCTCCTGACCGGCGTCGGCGTCCAGGGCATCGATCGCCGCGTCGACACCACCTACAAGCCCACCAAGCGCCTGGTCGAGGGCGTGCTGCGCGACATGTACCGCGGCGACGGCTTCGCGCGCAAGGTGGTGGACCTCCCCGCGAAGGAGATGCTGCGCAAGGGTTTCAAGTTGGACGGCGACCCAGAGAACATGGTGAACGCACGCTTCCAGGAGATCGGAGTACACAAGGCGGTCCGGAAGATGCTCAAGTGGTCGCGGCTATTCGGCGGAGGCTTCGGGGTGCTCGGGCTCAAGGACGGTCGGGACCTGTGGAAGCCGCTGAACGAGCGCGGGCTCCAGTCCGTCGAGTTTCTCCACGTATTCGACCGCTACCGCGTGCAGTGGACCAGCGCCGATCTTTACAACGATCCCACGGAAGCGAAGTTCGGCAAGCCGAAGATTTACACCGTGAGCCCCATCACCGGCGGCGCTGGCAGGTCCTTCCGCGTTCACGAGTCGCGCGCCGTTATCCTCGACGGCTTGGAGGTGCACGACCAGGACCGGGTCTCGAACCAGGGCTGGGGCGACAGCGTGATCCAGTCCTGCTTTGAACAGCTCCGCCAGTTCGCGGCGGTCCACGGCGGCGCGGAGCTTATCGTCGAGGACTTTATCCAGGCGGTGCTGTCGATCAACAACCTCCAGGACATGCTGGCCACGCCCCAGGGCACCGAGCTGGTGAAGCAGCGCCTGAACATGATGGACCTCGCGCGCCACGTCCTGCACATCAAACTGCTCGACGCCAACGGGGAGACGTATTCCAAAGAGGCCAGCAGCATCGCAGGGCTCCCGGACCTGCTCGACCGCTTCGGGATCACGCTCGCGGCCGTGACCGGCATCCCCGTGACCAAGCTGCTCGGCCGCGCCCCTGCGGGATTGAACGCCACCGGCGAGAGCGACACCCGCAACTGGTACGACGACGTACGCGCGGACCAGGAGGAGATCCTGTCTCCTCTCTACGAGCGCCTGTGCTACTTGGTTTTTATTTCCAGGGACGGCGGCTTCAACGGGAAGGAACCCGACAACTGGGGCATCCGCTGGAACCCGCTGTACGAACTGACCGAGAAGGAGAAGGCCGAGCAATACAAGGCCACGGCCGATGGCGATGCCGCATACATCACCAACGGCGTGCTGAGCCCAGAGGAAGTCCACGACCAGCGCTTCATGGGCGAGGGTTTTGGTGGAATCATTGCCGAGAGCGAGGCGCCGCCATCAGAACCCCCCGGTAATACGGGCGAGGAGTAGCGAGTGCCGATCTCCGACGAGCTGCGCCTCCGCCTCCGCGCGGCCCGCCAGCGCGGCAAGATCCCGAAGCGCCTCCGCCGTCCGCCGGTAATGATCCGCCCCGCCGCAATCGGCCGCAGCTATCGCAACCGCCTGCTGGAGCTGATCGATCGGATAGAGGCCATATGGGTGGAGTTCTTTCTCCCTCATCTTCCTGGACTCGTGGCAGAGGCCGCTGCCGGCCGCCCCACCACCAACACCGCCCGCCGCAATCAATGGCCTGAGGAGGCCGCGCGCCTGATCGCCGTGCTCAAACTGAACCTCGGACGAGGCCGAACCCCGCCCACACGCCTGGCCGAGGGATTCGCCGACGACATCGGAAAGTGGAACGACAAGGAGTGGCGCAAGGTGCTGCGATCCGTGCTGGGTGTGGAACTGTTCCAGGCCGAGCCGTGGCTCCGTCCGGAGCTGGCGGCCTGGGCCACCGAGAACGCCGGCCTGATCACCAGCCTGGAGGAGGATGCCGTCGCCCAGGTCGAACGGTGGACGCTCTCCGGCCTCCGCTCTGGCCAACGCCACGAGGAGATCGCGAAGAAGATCCGCGAGCGCCTCGACGTCTCCCGCTCGAAGGCTAAGCTGCTGGCCCGCGATCAAACCGCCAAGCTCAACGCCGACCTCACGCAGCGCCGACAAACCGCCGCCGGAGTCACCGGCTATATCTGGCGCAATAGCCAGGACGAGCGCGTGCGTGGAAACCCCGCCGGGAAATATCCGGATGCGAAACCGTCCCACTGGACGCGCGAGGGGAAGAAGTTCGCTTGGAGCAACCCGCCATCCGACGGCCACCCCGGCCAGCCGATCAACTGTCGTTGCACCGCTGAGCCGGACCTCACCGGCCTATTGGCGGAGGCCGAGGAGTGAATCTGCGTGAGTGGATAGAGGCTGCCGGCACCGTGGTAGCGCCAGAGCTAGGAGCCGGTTTCACCGGCCGGATCTCCTTCGACCTGGACCTGCGCCAGGGCTCCATCGCCAAGGTGAGCGTGCGGAAGGAGCACGACCTGCGGGCCAGAACCGCCGACCGCCCTCCCCCAGTTCCCACTACCCACCTGGGATAATTTCTCGGAGGTTGACAGAACCACTTGCCAAATTCTATGCAAGCGAGTATGATATGGGTCAACGCATAGGTAGCCGGATCACCTGGAGGAGAAAACCAGCAGTGAGAACGCCCCCGAGCCCACAAGGCACCGGGGGTTTTTTTTATGACGAAAGAACGCGTCGCACGCTTTGACCGCCACGAGGTTCACCTCAACGCGGAAAAAACGCCCGAGGGTTACCTCAAGGGCGTGGGCACCGTCGGCAAGACTGGCGTGTTCGCTTATCGCAACGGCGACGGTTCCCTGCGCTACGAGCTATGCCACCCCGACGACGTATTCAGCAAGGCGTCGATGGACTCGCTGAAGAATATCCCAATCACGCTGGAACACCCGAAGGAAATGCTCACCGCCTCCAACTCGAAGGAGCTGAGCGTGGGCCACGTCGGCAACAGCATCCAGGTGGATGCCCCGTTCCTTTCCGCCGAGGTCGTGATCACCGACGCCGCCGCCATCCGCGCCATCGAGGCCGGAAAGCACGAGCTGTCGACCGGCTATTTCCTCGACCTGTACGAGGAGTCCGGCGTTTACGAGGGTCAAGCCTACAACTTCCGCCAGCGGAACATCCGGCAGAACCACCTAGCCCTCGTAGACGAGGCGCGGTTCGGTTCCACCATGCGCATCAATTCGGATGTACCTTATGCCGTAAGGGTCGAAGCCAGGAACAACGCCAACCCCAACGAGGAGACGAAAATGGTAAAGGTCACGATCAACGGAATCCAGTACGAGGCCGCACCCGAAGTGGCGAAGGAACTGGAACGCCTGAACACCGCAAACACTTCGCTCAATAGCGATAAGGTCACGGCGCAGGCGAAGCTCGACACAGTCACCGGCGAGCGCGACGGCTTGAAGACCAAGCTGGACACCGCCACGAACGAAATGCCCGCCAAGATCCTCGCCGCCTCGAAGGCGCGCGCGGTCCTCACCGGGATCGCGGCCAAGGTGCTGGACGCCGAGGCCGTCAACAAGCTCGACACCATGACCGACCTGGAGATCAAGACCGCCGTGGTCCTGGCGAAGTCGGCCAAGGGCACCAGCCTGAACGGCCAGACCGAGCAGTATATCCAGGCCCGCTTCGACATCGCCACGGAGAACGTGGACAAGGACAACGCCGACGACAAGCTCGCGGCCAGCCGCAGCGCCTCCGCCCATCGGCACGACAACACCCCGGAGAAGGGTGGCCAGGACGAGGCCCGCAACAATATGCTGGACCGCCTCAAGAACGGCGGCAAGGACAAGAAGAAGGACGGCGAGTAACCGGACTGGAACCGCACCGAGCAACTGAACGCAACCGGGTCGGCTGATCGCCACCCAAAGGAGAATCAAATGTCGCAGACCAGCTATTCCCTCACCACCGCCGCCGCCATCGCGGGCATGAAGGCGGACGCCGGCTTCGACTACGTCGAGAGCCACCCCGCCGCCGCCCAGGTAGACTTCGGCCTCGGCGTGGTCCAAGCCCAAACCGACCTCACGGCCGTGCGCAGGCCCCTGATCAACACCTCAGCGGTCGTGCTTGACGCCGACCTCATCACCGCCAACACCCTCTCCTTCGACCTGGTCGTGGACGGGGTCACCACGGTGATCAGCGTCCTGTTCGCCACCTCCCACCTGGCCACCATGCAAGCCGCCGAGGCGGCCGTGGAAGCCGTGGACGGAGTCCTCTCCGCCACCGTAGGCGGCGCTGGAAATCGTACCCTCACCATCGTGGGCGAGAACGTCACTGTGACCGTGAACAACGCCATCGTCACCGGCGGCGCATCGCAGGCCGGAGTCGTGGTTACCGCCTCCAGCGGCGATACCGCTGCTACCGTCCGGGGCATCGCCCTGCACGAGCAGAAGGAATCCCTGGTCGGCTACGAGACGCTGGACAGCGTCAACACGCTCCGGCGCGGCAAGGCCTGGGTGCCGGTCGTGGACACCATCGCCGACGGCGACGACGTCTACATCAGCTACGCCGCGGGCAGCGAGGGTAAGTTCCGCAACGATAGCACGAACTCGATCCAAGTGACGGGAGCCAAGTTCCGCAGCGCGGCCACCACTGGCCAGCTCGCCGTCGTCGAGATCAACCAGCCGTAACCTGAACCGGACCACGGAGCACGGGAAAACGAACCAAACGCCCCGAGAGGGCACGAGGAGAAAAGCCATGAAGGAAGCTATCCATACCCAGAACCTGAACGCGAACGAAACCGCGTTCTTCGAGCGCGAGCTGGAAGCCATCAAGGCCCGCAGTTACGACGTGATCTACCCAGAGTTCATGGCCTACGAGCTGATCCCCATCGAGACGGACGCCGGCCCCGGCGCGGAGACGATCACCTATCGCCAGTACGACCACGTCGGCATGGCGAAGATCATCTCCAGCTATGCGGACGACCTGCCCCGATCCGACATCTTCGGCAAGGAGTTCACAGCCAAGGTGCGCGGCATCGGCGGCAGCTTCGGCTACAACATCCAAGAGATCCGCCGCGCCTCCAAGACCGGCCTGCCCCTGGAGCAGCGGAAGGCCAACGCCGCCCGCCACTCCAACGACCAACTCACCAACCAGATCGCGTGGTTCGGCGACGCCAGCCACGGGATCGAGGGCCTAATCTACAACGCCAATGTCACCAAGACGGCGGCGGTAAACGGGGCATGGCTGACGGCTACCCCGGACGAGATCATCGAAGATGTCAACACCGCCATCGGTGCCCAGCTCTCGCTCACAAAGGGCGTGGAGCGGTCGGACACGGTGGCCATCGCCTTGAAACAGTTCGCCCACATCGGCTCGACCCCGCGGTCGACGACCTCCGACACCACGATCCTGGAGTTCCTGCGGCGCGTCTGGCCCGGGGTCAACTTCGTGGGCGTTCCCGAGTTCGAGGCCCTGGCGACCATCCCCTCGACCGGCGGCGCCGGCCCGACGGACATCATGCTGATCTATCGCCGGAGCACGGACAAGCTCGGGCTCCAGATCCCGCAGCCATACGAGCAGTTCCCCGCCCAGGAGCGCAACCTGGAGTTCGTGGTCCCGACCCACTCCCGCACGGGCGGCGTGATCGTGTACTACCCGCTCTCCGTGACCGTCGTGGACGGCCTGGAGGTCTAAACCGCCGCGGGTTTATTACCTTCGCCCTGAGCCTGCCATACCGGCCGGCCACCTGGAGGAACGATGAAGAACGTAACCTGGACCCGCCCCCACCTGACCTACTTCGGCAAGGTGGCGGTACTGCCCGGCACCCACTCGGTCGAGGATGCCGTCGCGGCCGAGGTCAAGCGGCACTGGTCGGCCGAGCGCGCCCTTAAGGCTGGCATCCTCGTGATCGAGGAGATCAAAAAGGCCGAGGCACCCAAGCCCGCCACCGCTCCCGAAGCCACGGGCAAGACCGTAGCCGATATGGCGAAAGAGATCGCGGGCATGGAGGACATGGGCGACCTCCGCACCCTGTTCGAGACCGACGAGCGCAAGGGCGTCCGTGACGCCGTGCGCGCGCGCATGAAGGCCATCGAGGCCGCCAACCAGGAATAACCCCGGGGGGACGCCGTGACCCCGGCAGAGATCATCACCCTGCGGGCTCCGGCGCTGGCCACCACCTACGCCGCCCGCATTCCCGACCTGATAGTCCTGGCCACGGGCCAAGTAGGCGCCATCTTCGGCGCGCACCAGAACACGGCCATCGCCTACTTGGTCCTGCACTGGCTGGCTTTGGAGCAGCGGGGGGCCTCGGCTGCGGCTGGGCCCGTCACCAGCGAGCGCGAGGGCGACCTGGCCCGCTCCTACGGCGGGGGCGGGGCGGACCTCTCCGGCGACCTGGCCCAGACCTCCTGGGGCCTGGAACTCAAGCGCCTGCGGGATTCCACCATCTTCGCCGCGCGTAACCGGATGATGGCGGGCCTGTGAGCCGCAGAGGGGTCACGGATACCGACCTTGGCTGGGGCCGCATCAAGCGTACCATGTCCCGGCTCTCTGGCTCCTATACCAAGGTCGGGCTCCAGCAGGGGAGCCAGCGCAACGACGAGGGGGGGCTGTCCTCCCTGGTCACGGTCGGAGCCGTTCATGAGTTCGGGGCGCCGAACCGGAACATCCCCCAGCGGTCATTCCTGCGCTCCGCCTTCGACCAGCACCGGCGCGAGATCGACCAAGTGCTGGCCAAAGAGAAGGGCGCGATCCTGGCGGGCACCCGCACCATCGAGCAGTCCCTGGACGTGGTCGGGCTCCTGCACACCGCCCAAGTTCAAGCGAAGATCAGCTCCAACGTCCCCCCGCCCCTGGCCGCGGCCACCATCGAGAAGAAGGGCAGCAGCCGCACCTTGATTGATACTAGGCAATTGGTGCAAAGCATTCGTCATGTAAACGTGGTGAAGAAGTGAGCAGCCTCCGCAACTTCACCCTGAGCATCCGCCGCCTTGGCTCCGGCACCTACGTGGATGGAACCTGGAAGGCCGAGGCCGAGAACGCGCCGTTCACGATCCGCGCCTCCGTGCAGCCGCTCAAGCCCAAGGAGATGGAGACCCTGCCCGAGGGCCGCCGCAATTCCCAGGCCTACCGGATCTATACCGACGTGGAACTGCACACCGTCCGGGACCAGAACCCCGACCGCGTGGAGCTGTTCGGCGAGGAGTTCGAGATCCTGTCCGTCGAGGTGTGGCAGAACCAGGTGATCCCTCATTTCAAGGCCGTGGCTGTCAAGCTGGAGCAGCCGGCCGTCCTGGCCTGATTACCATGTCATCCCCAACTATTGCCGAGCTTCGAACCGCGATCCAGGCCTTCGTGGCCGACCGTTTGCCGGTGGGTTGGAAGGCTATTTTCGAGCGTCAAAATGCGCCGCGCCCGTCGAATGAGGCCACGCCAAGCAAATACGTCACGATCTTTGTTTCTCCCCTCCTCAAACCGAACCTTCGGGATTTCGCCTTACCTCTCGTTGAATCCGCGCCGGATGTTTTCGACGTGGAACTGGTGGGAGACAGGGAATTTACGGTCAACCTCCAGGCTTTTGGGGTCGGGGCTTTGCAAATTTTGGAGGATCTGCGGGCCGCACTTGACATTGATTCAGCCATGGAGGAACTCCGGGAGGAGGCTATTGCCGTGATCCAGGCCCTCGGGATCACGGACCTGACCGGGCTATACGATTCTCAGTTCCTGGAGCGGGGGAATCTAGACATCCGGTTCCGCACTCATGCCAGTACAGTAGACGCCGATGTGAGTTATATTGGAGAGGTGCAGGTTGAAGCCACCATCGAGCACCCGCCCGCGCCGGACATCGTGCAGGCTTTCACCGTGGACTCAACCCCGTAGGAGGACAGCATGGAACTCACCGACATCGTCGACGTCGTAATCACCCGCGACAGCGTGACCGTTACCCAGCAGGGGTTCGGCACCGGCTTGATCCTGGCCACGCACCTGAGCGGCACCGCGCGCGTCGAGTACTTCGACTCGCTCTCCGCGCTGGCCCTGGTCCACCCGTCCACGACCGAGGCCTACAAGGCCGCATCGGAATATTTCGCGCAGACGCCCGCGCCCGAGCGCGTGGCCATCGGCCGCCGCCATGTGGACGTCGCCAACGTCACCGTCAGCGTCGTGGCCAACACCACGCTGTACAGCGTCACGATCAACGGCGTGAACTTTCCGTTCACTTCCGATGCCTCCGCCACCGCCACCGAGATCCGCGACGGCTTGATCGCCGCGGTCAACGGCGGCTCCGAGCCCGTCACCGCCGCCTCGGTGGATTCCGACACCTTCTCACTCACGCAGGACGTGCCCGGCGACGCCTGGACCATGGCCGTCTCCGCGCGCCTGACCATCGACGCCCTCACGGCAGCCGATGCCATGGCCGACGACCTCAGCGCTGTCAACAACGAGCAGCCGGACTGGTACGGTCTGGTCCTGACCGACCGCAGCTCCGCCAACATGCAGGCCGCCGCGCTGTGGGTCGAGGCGAACAAGAAGTTCTTCTTCGCCGCCACGCAGGAAGCCGACGTCGTGGACGTCGCCGATCTGAGCGACACCACGTCCCTCGCCGCGATCCTCAAGGCTGCCGACTATTCCCGCAGCGCGTGCATCTACCACGCGGCCGCGGACACCGTCTACCCCGACGCCGCCCTCATGGGCCGCGTGCTGGCGCTGGAGCCCGGCACGTACACCGCCATGTTCAAAAACCTGGCCGGGATCGCCGTCTCTACCCTCACCTCTACGCAGTCCACCAACGCCCGGGCCAAGTTCTGCAACACCTACGAGCAGGTGGCCGGCGTCAACATCACCGCCGAGGGCCAGGTGTCCGAGGGCGACTACATCGACACGATCATCGGGATCGACTGGCTGGAGGCGCGCATCAAGGAGCGCGTGTTCGGCAAGCTCGCTGGCGCGCTCAAGGTTCCGTACACCGACTCCGGCGTGGCCGTGGTGGTGGCGGAGGTCAAGGCCCAGCTCCAGCAGGGCGTGGACCGCACGTTCTTGTCGAACAATCCCGCCCCGACCGTCACGGCTCCGCTGGTCGCGGACGTTTCGGCAATCGACAAGCAGAACCGTCTGCTGCCAGACGTGAAGTTCAAGGCCACCCTGGCCGGCGCTATTCACAAGACCGAGATCAGCGGCGTGGTGTCCGTCTAACCGAGCCCGTCACTTTCAAGGAGGATCTGCCCATGCTCAGAACTTACGACCCCAAGGACGTCCGCATCGTCGTCGGAGGGTTTCCCATCGGCGGCTTCGCCGACGGCACCTTCCTCAATCTGGAAATGGACGAGGATTCCTTTTCCAAGGAGACTGGCGCCGATGGCGAGACCGCGCGCGCGAAGTCCAACAACAACGGCGGCAGCGCTACGCTGACGCTGATGCAGACCAGCCCGAGCAACGATGTCCTCTCCGGGTTCGCGCAGGCCGACCGCCTCTCCAACGCAGGCGTGGTGCCGCTCCTGATCCAGGACGGAAGCGGGCGCACGACCCTGTTCTCCGCCACGGCCTGGGTGCGCAAGCGCCCGGCTGCTTCGTTCAGCAAGGAGATCGAGGAGCGCGAGTGGGTGCTGGACCTGGCCGACGTGGACTACTTCGTCGGTGGGAACCCCGAAACCGAGCCGGCGTAAGGGGGCACCATGAGCCTCCAGAGCAAAGAAAAAACCATCGACGCGCACCTGGTCAAGGTGATCGAGTTCGCGGCGCGCCGCAAGCTCCTCCTCCAGATCAAGCTCGTGAAGCTGCTCGGCCCCGCCCTCGGGGCTGCGGCCGGCGCTGCCAAGGGTTCCGGCATGGACTCCAAGCTCGGGCCGGAGGTTATCGGGCCGGCGGTGCAGAAGCTCGCCGACGCCCTGGACCCCCAGGCCTTCCTCCAGCTCGTCCACGAGCTGCTCCAGGACACCTGGATCGACGGCAAGGACGTCAAGACCGACGAGGCCTTCGACGCCAACTTCGGCAACCTCGCCTTCCTGTACAAGGTGCTGGGCTTCGTGCTGGAGGTGAACTTCGCCGATTTTTTCGGAGCGGGCGGCATTGGAAGCATCCTGCAAAGGTTCGCGCCTCCGCTGCCGCCCTCTCCCTCGCCCAGCGCCTGAGCCCGGAGCTGCGGGACGAGCTGCCGGTCTGGCGGGTGGTCCTGGAGGGAGCGGCGACCTTGCACGAACTCGAAACCACCTGGAGCCTGGACGACGTCTACCGCGCCAACGCTGCGTTAGATTTCAGGGCGGAAGCCGAGGCCGCGGCGATCAGGGCGGCCCAGGCCCGAGGAGGTAAGGGTGGCTGACGGCGGCGGGATCACGGTTCGGGAGCTGATCACCAAGCTCGGGTGGGACGTCGACGAGGACACGATCAAGCGGTTCGACCGGGCCGTGGGTACGGCGAAGGTAGGCCTGCTCGCGCTCGTCGGGGCCTCCGTGGCGGCCGGTGCCGCGCTCCTGGGCGTCACCATCTCGGCCACGCGCGCTGGCGAGGAGGTCCTGGCCACCGCCGAGCTGGTCGGCCTCACCGTCGAGGAGTTCCAGAAATACCGCCACGCCGCCGCCCTGGCCGAGGTCAGCAACGAGCAGTTCAGTACCTCCATGCGGTTCCTGACCCGGAACGTTGGCGACGCCCTCCGGGGCCAGGGCGAGGCCGGCAAGGCCTTCCAGAAGCTCGGGATCACCCTCACGGACGCCAGCGGCAAGACCCGCGACTCGGGCGCTATCCTCCGCGACGTGGCCGACCGCTTCCAGCAAATCCAGGATCCGGCCGCCCGGGCCTCGCTGAGCATGGATCTGTTCGGGCGCGGGGGCGTGCGCATGGGCCGGTTCTTGATGCAGGGATCGGCGGGGCTCGAAGCCGCCTCCGCCGCCGTCTCCACGTTCGGCCTGTTCTCGGATGCCGGTGCCAAGGAAGCGGACGCCCTGGGCGATAGTCTGCTCAATCTGAAAGCGTTGGCGGGCGGGCTTCGCAACGAACTAGGCCAACGCCTTTTCAAAACCGTTAGGGACATATCTGAGCGGATGCAGAAGTGGCTTGTGGCCAATTCCGCCGTGATTAAACAGAAGCTGGACAAGTTTGTGGAACGGTTGACCCAAGCCCTGGCCGTGTTGCTGGCCGTCGGGGAGAAGGTGGCGAAAGTATTCTTTAATCTGATAAAAAATTTGGGAGGATTTAACAACACTATCAAACTCGTGCTGTTCGGTCTCGCTGCACTTATTTCCACTCTTGCAATCCTTAACTTATCCCTAATTGCTGTCGGGGCCGCTGCTCTAGCAGCATGGGCGAAAATGCTTTTTGTGCCTGCTCTTATTGCCTTCGGTATCTTCTTATTAATTGCGGCCATCGAGGATCTATATGTTTGGTTGAAAGACGGGGATTCCGTGATCGGGCAATGGCTCGGAAGTTTTGAAAAATTCAATATCCGAGTAAAGGAAATATGGACATCGGTTAAGGAAACGTTTCGATCCGGCATGGACTTCATAGAGTCGCTGTTCGCGCTGGATTTTAAGAGGTCAATAAAGGATGCAGAGAAAGTAATGGAAGGTCTTGAAAAGACGGCAGATAGGGTAATAAATACACTGACCGGCGGAAGATTTACTACTGTTGCGGCGCTTTTAACGAAGGTAACACCTGGAGGGACGGCTACGCAAGGAGTTGCTGGTGGCTTCACCGGAGGCTTCGGCGGACCCAACCTCGCCGCGGCCGGGCTCGCGGGTGGGTTCGTTCCCTCCTCGCTGGTGCGTCCATCGGCCGTTGCTGGCGGCAGCAGCAGCCAGCAGGCCACCGTCAACAACTACGTCACCGTGCCGCCGGGCACTCCCCAGCAGCAGGTGGACGCCATCCGTGGCGCCGTGGCCGAGGTGGTGGACGACCGCCTGCGCCGCAGCTTCGACCACGTCAACCAGGAAAACCCGGAGGTTGACTGATGGCCCTGGAGAACCTGGTCAGCCCGCGCCCCGCGCCCACGCAAATAGGGCCGAACCTTATCCTGGATGCACTCGTGCGCGAGTCCCACGACTTCCGATCCGAGGTGACGGAATTTCCCGTCGAGACCGGCGGTAATATTTCCGACCACATCCGCAACGAGCCGAGGGAGATCAGCATCGAGGGTATGATCACCAATAACCCGATCCGGTTTTTGGGCGGCATCCCCGCAAAATTGATCCGTGGCTCTTCTGCCGGCGGCATCGTGATAGGCCCCAGCCTAAACCTGGTCGAGCTTGCGTTCGCCGAGCTGGAGCGGATCTACAACGCCAAGGACACGATGATCGTGTCCACGCCGAGGAAATTTTACACCAAGATGGTTATGACCCGCCTGTCGATCCCGAAGGATCGGGCTACCGGCGACGCCCTGCGGTTCTCTGCCAGCTTCCGGCAGTTGGAGCGTGTGCAATCTCGGACGGTGGAACGCTTATCAAAAAACGTGGCGCAGGAAAGATCCAAACCCGTCGCCGATGCCGGGAAACAAACTCCGCCACCAACGACGCCGAAAGCCGAGACCCGGCTCCGCTCCGCCCTATTCGGGATCTTCAACTGAGGCACCATGCAGCAGCTCCCCTTCCAGACCGCGCCCGCCTTCACCGAGGAGGTTACGCTCGATGGCGTCCCGTTCCGCCTGGCCTTCGCCTGGAACACGCGGGCCGCGCACTGGACGATGCACTTCCGGGACCTGGATTCCAACTCCCTGGTCGAGGGCATCCGCATCGTGCCGGACTACGAGCTGATCCGCCAGTTCCCCGGGCGCGGCCTCCCGCCTGGCGAGGTGTTCTTCACCGATCCCCGGGGCCAGCTCAAGGTGATCGGGCGCGACGACGTCCCCACGAACGTGGAGCCCGTCTACGTCCTGGAGGCCGAGGTCGATGCTCTTTGATAGGATCGCCGCCATCGAGGTTCACCCCGTCGCCATCCCGGCCCTGCCGTTCCGGGTGGAAGGGGTTCGTATCGAGTTCACGGTCAAAAAGGATACGGACAGGACTAAGAATACCGCCGAGGTGAGCATCTACAACCTGTCCGCGGATACCCGCAACCGCTTCCGCCGGGATGACCTGCTGCTGCTATTCGCCGGCTACCGCCAGGAGACGGGGCCGGAGCTGGTATTTGCTGGCGACCTCGTGAGCGTAGCCCATGCCGTGGTCCCGCCCAACGTTGTAACCAAGCTGGAAGCCAACGACGGTGCCCGGCTCGCTAGGGAGAAGCGGATCGCCGTCTCCTACGGGGCCGATGCCAGCGCACCACAAGTGATGCAGGATATTTTGAAGCAGTACGGGGCCGCCGTCAAGGTGTTCGGCGCCAGTATCCCAGCCTCCCAGTTCCGGGATAAGTTCCTGTCTAAGTTCCGGGACAGCAAGTACCTCCAAGGGTTCAGTTTCGAGGGCCGGACCGAGGACGCACTGCAAAAGCTCGCTCAGCGCCTAGGCCTTAATGTATCCAGCCAGAACAACGAGGTCAAGATCGTCACCGAGGACGGGGACGACGGTTCCCCCCAGGTGGTCCTGCTCTCCCCCGCCACCGGCCTGCTCGGGAGCCCGGAGCGCCTGGCCAAGCGGGAGGAGGACGCCAAGGAAAAGCCCAAGGAGGAGGGGTGGAAAATCACCTCCCTGCTCCAGCCCAAGGTCGAGCCCGGGGGCGTAGTGGCCGTCCAGAGCGCTGCCGTCGGGCGGGAGACGCAGTTCAAGGTCTTGCGACTCACCCACCGTGGGGACACCCACGGCAAGCCCTGGGAGACGGCCGTCGAGGTGTTGGATAGGACGGGGCGGACGTGAGCACGCTACCCGAGGCGATCCGCCGCGGAGTCAAGGCCGAGCTGGCGAAGATCCATACCGCTATCCCGGGCCGGGTGGAGACGTTCGACCGTGTCCGCGCTATGGTGTCGGTAAAACCTTTGATTAAAAGGATTTACCGGAACGGGCTAAAAGTGAGCATGCCGGTTGTGTCCAATGTGCCGGTGATCTTTCCCCGGACGGTCGACGCCTCCATGACCTTTCCCCTGGCCAAGGGCGACACCGGCCTGCTGCTGTTCGCGGAGCGGAGCCTGGAGAACTGGCTGGCCAAGGGCGGGGAGGCCGAGCCCGGGGACCGGCGCCGGTTCGACCTCACCGACGGAATATTCCTGCCTGGGCTCTACCCGTTCAACGCCGCGAGCCCGGCCGCCGCAGATGGCAGCCTCACGCTCCGGTTCAAGACCGCCGCGCTTAAGCTCCAGCCAGACGGCAAGGTGGCGCTGGGCAACGCCCAGGAGGAGCTGCTGGACATTCTCGACGAGTTGTTCAACGCCCTGATCGTCTCCTTCGTGCCCACCGCCATCGGGCCGCAGCAGCTCAGCGAGGTCACGAACGGAAACCTCGCCGCGATCAAGCTGCGGCTAGTAAATTTCCTGCTGGGAAACCTCCCATGAGCTACTCCGCCCCCGCCCTCTCCGCCGCCATCAAGTCCGCGCTCGACACCGCAGAGGCGGAGATGCTGTCGGACATCCAGAACGAGGACCCCAGCACCATGAAGCAGGATTTTTGCGACCTGCTGGCTACGGCCATCGTGGACCACCTGAACGCGCATCCCCTCGTGATCCAGGCCGGTACCGTGCTGGTTGCGGCCACCGGCGGCGTCCTTAACCCCACTCCCATCGCCACGGTGGTGACGTAATGGCGAAGGACATCAAGCTCGACCCCGCTACTCACGATCTGCTGGTCGATGGTTTCGACTTCCAGCTCGTGGACGGGGCCGACCGCGTGCGCCAACAGGTAGCGATCCGACTCCAGTTTTTCCTCGGGGAGTGGTTCCTGGATCTCGACTTCGGCTTCCCCTGGTTCCAAGAGGTGCTGGGCGTGAAGCCGCCGCCGCTCGCGCTGGTGGAGGCGCTGATCCGGGAGCAAGTACTCACCACTCCGGACGTCGAGGAGCTGGAGGCGCTGGAGCTGGACTACATCGGCATCAGCCGTATCCTCACCGTTAACATGCGCGTCAAGACTACCTTTGGCAGCGTCGACGTGGAGGTTTCAATACCATGACCTTCGGCCTGAGTTCCACCGGGTTCCTGCGGATGCTGGAGAGCGATGTTCTGGAGGCCATCGACGCCGAGGTGCGCCCGATCCTCGGTATCCCCGAGGGCTCGCCCATCACTCCAGACTCCGTCGCGGGACAGATCGACGGCGTGGTCGCGCACCAGCTCGGGCTCCTGTGGGAGGCCCTCGAAGCGATCTACCACAGCCAGTACCCGAACAGCGCCACCGGGATCGCGCTCGACAACCTCGCCGCCCTGGAGAACATCACGCGCCTGCCGGCCACCGCTACCGAGGTGCTGGCCATGGTCCAGGGCGACGAGGGAACACTCGTACCCGCAGGCACGCGGGCGTCCGTGGTTCCGACTGGCTCGGAGTTCGAGGCCCAGGCCGACGCCACCATCTCCCGCACCTCCGCGCTGCGCGTCAAGATCAATGTCAGCGAGGTCGCCAATACCACGCTGTACCGGATCAGCGCGGGCGGCGTGGACTCCGACTTCACCAGCGACGCCTCCGCCACGAACCTGGAGATCGCCGCTGGCTTGACTTCGTCCGTGAACGCCAGCGCGGCGCCGGTCACGGCCGTGGATCATCTCGACGGCACGCTCACCATCACCGTGGACGACAGCGAGACCCCGCTGGCCTTCGACGTGGACCCGCAGGAACTAGACGGCGATGAGCGCCTGGAGTTCCTGGAGATCTGGACGCCGCAGCAGTACGCGGCCGTCGACGCCGGGCCCGTGCCGTGCCTGGCCGGGACGCTCACCCAAATAGAGACCCCGGTATCGGGCTTCGATGCGATCACGAATTTGCAGGACGGCGAGTTGGGCCGAAACCTGGAGACGGACACCGAGTTGCGCCTGCGCCGGAAACAGGTATTGAGCCTCGGGGGCCGGGCCACGCTCGCCGCTATTTTATCGCACATACTGGCTGACGTGGAGGACGTTACCGCCGCCACCATCTACGAGAACAACACCGACGTCATCGACGGCGCAGGCCGCCCGCCGCACTCCTTCGAGGTGGTGGTGCAGGGCGGAACCGATCAGGACGTGGCGCAGTCGATCTGGGAAAACAAGCCCGCCGGCATCCAAACCTACGGCAACACCAGCGCGGTTGTAGTGGACAGCAACGGCGACAACCAGACCGTGAACTTCTCCCGCCCGGTCCCGCAGTACATCCACCTCGACCTAGAGCTGACGCTATACAGCGAGGAGGACTTCCCCACCGACGGCCTGGTCCAGGTGGAGGCGGCGGTGCTGGAGTACGCCCTGGCCAACCACCCCGTCGGCAAGAACGTCCTGCTCCAGCGGTTCCTCGTCCCCACCTTCGGCATCCCCGGGATCGCCAGCGCGGTGGTGACGGCGGACGCGACGGCAGCCCCGCTCGACCCCCCGACACTGACCGGCGCGGACATCGCCATCGGGGCGGCGGAGGTAGCGGTATTCGACAGCTCCAGGATCGACGCGCACTTGTAAGGAAAATAGATGCCAGCATATTCCGATCCGGGCTCTTACCTCCTCCCCGTGCCTGCGGGCATGACATCGGCTGCTATCATGGTCTGGGGCGCTGGTGGGGGTGGTGGTGCTGGCGGGGATGCAGCACCGGGTGGCCAGGGCGGGGCGGGCGGTTTCGTCGCTTGCTCCGAGGCCGTGACGGATGGGCAGGCGCTCCTCGTGGTCGTTGGTCGAGGCGGTGACGGCGCTCCAAGCGGGGCCGAGTTCGGAGGTGGTGGCGGGGGTGGCGGCATGACCGGGGTATTTTTTGGCCCGGAAGCGGTGGAGGCAGATGTTTTGGCGGTGGCTGGGGGGGGGGGAGGCGGAGGGGGCGGACATGCCGTAGCGGCACCGCAGGACGGCGCACCGGGCGGGGCTGGTGGCGGGCCAACCTCGGAGGCGGGCGGCAACGCGACCGGCAGCAAGGGCGGGCAGGGTGCTGACAAAACCAATCCCGGCCAGGGGCGGAACGGCGCTTCCAATCCCGGTCGGGCAGGCGCCAGCGTGGGCCAAGGGAT